AAACATGAAATAGATACTTAATGAGAACTGCTGACACACTACCCCAACCCCTAATAAAACCCCTTAAAAAATATGTTAGTAATATGTTGATTAAATGATGAATAAGTAATACTAAACTATACAAAGAATGTTAATTAATATATTGGTTAAATATGTGCTTAATATTAAAAAAACATGAAATAGATACTTAATGAGAACTGCTGACACACTACCCCAACCCCTAATAAAACCCCTTAAAAAATATGTTAGTAATATGTTGATTAAATGATGAATAAGTAATACTAAACTATACAAAGAATGTTAATTAATATATTGGTTAAATATGTGCTTAATATTAAAACAAATGTGATTAAATTGTTTACTCATTAACTTCCAGAATGTTCTTGAGAGCACCTTGTAATTTGGCAAAAACAGCACGTGTGCTACCTTCACCAACATTGCTCTTGCCAAGTGCTTTGTTAATCTGATCAACACAGACTTTTAAAGCAGCAATACCTTCTTCTGTATCAAGGAATTCATTAATTGTTATCAAGCCACTAGCACTAGCTCCAACATTATCTACACAACGCATTCTTGCAGCCTTGTGCAAACCTATGTAATTGTCTACTTTGGACTTCATGTTGTACCTTGATGGTTGAATTCTTTTTATAGCCTCATGAGCATAGGGGTATAAACCAAATGAATCATAGTGCGATTCAGCACCAGGAGCAAGTGACCAGTAAATCTTCGCAGCCTCACCTGCCTTTTCAGGTTTTTCAATCCCTGCCTTTGCAGCTATTTTATTTATGCAAACCAAATAGTCCTTGTCACCTGCTTGAATTCTTTCATAAACGAGCTTTGCCATATATCCGCCAAATCTTCTTGCAGTTAACGCACCTGCATCAATCTTATCTTCTTTCCCAGACGGATGGAAGATGGGTACATGCAAGTTTTCCCCAAGGCGGTATCGAATTGTCTTTCCTTTATTGCTTGTGGTATGTGCTCTTATCTTGTCCGCTATCTTAAAATACGTGGAACATTCCTCATGGCCCAAAATCTTACCATAATATTCTTCAAATGTCTTATAGCCGAACTTCGGAGACCAGTCATTGACAGCAATAGGTCTATCAATTTCAAATGCTTGTTCAGCTGCATTTACATTTCTTTCTACAAAAGCCTTGGTGGAACTCATCTTAATGTTCTTCAGGAGGTTCAAAGTATCTAATTAAAATGTTTTTGTATAAGTAAGCTGGG